AATAAAGCTATAAATAGATACGAAACTCTCAAAGCTGAGGGTAGATTACGTACCGAACTAGAAGTTTGGACTTCAGGAAAACACATAGAAATTATAAGGTGAAAAATGTTAACTTTAGCAAAGCCAAGTGCAAGTCAATTAACCAGGATGCAAGAATTAACTTCTGCTTGGATTTTTCGCCGTGCTTTGAATGATAACATACACTATAAAAATGTTGATGAATTAATTAATGATGATAAGTTCAAAGAAGAAATTATTGGTAATAAAACAAAAAAAGGAATATATCCTTTTGTTGATAAAGACAGAGAATGGTTAGAAACTTTTCTAAAACAACAACAACGTTTCTTAAAAGAATTCTCAAATGCTAAATTTAAAGAATTTAGTGTTGAAGGTGGATTCATGGATTGGATATCAAAATTAGTTAATCAAAAATATCATATTGCTAAAAAAGATGCATGGGATCCTGCTGACGTATGGTGTGTTCAAAATGAAGCAGAAGTTAAAAAACAAATAACAAATGCAATTAATGAATCATTAAATATTGAAGTATTGAATTCGGAACTTAGAACACTCTTTAAAGAAAGAAAAGTTGTTGGTATTTCTTTAAAGAAAGTTTCTTTAAAAGTTGCAGACGCTAGATATCAAGAAGTTAATGTTAAAGAAGGTGTGTTATTCTCATCAGGTAAACATCCTACTTTTAAAGTCAATGAGATTCGATGTGATTTAAAATTGTTACCAAACGGAACAATTAAAGCTAATGATTCTAAAATATATTTTATTGTTGAATACACAAAAGAAAAATTAAATTATACACTAACTATAAGAACATCTGGTAGAACATATAGACCAGGCAACCAGATATTTGAATTTCAAGAACCTGGTGCAGCCGCTCAAATTGGTAAAGCTCCGGTTGACCTCGTAGAGAATGCTGCACAAAGACACAAACATATGAATTTTGACAATGAATGGAAAAATTATCCAACTACTATGTTAGAATTCAATACACAAGAAAAAGAATGGTGTGGTATCTTTAATAAGATTAAAAATAAAGTTAAAACAAATATTAATTCAGAAGAAGAATTTGTCAAAACTATGACAACATTATTAATGGACAAAGAAAATTATGGTACGGCTAATTCTAAATTGATGCAATTAAATTTTTTATACAATTTAATTGACTTAGGTGAAGTTGAAATGGAAAAGTTTGTTACAGACCTATTTTTCTTAGCAGAAAAACGTGGACCAGGTTTTGGTCCTTTTGGAAAGATTTATTGATATGACAATCCAACTAGATGATGATTTTGGTTTCTCTGCCATATCAGCAACAGATTATGAAGCGAGAATAAGTAAAGCAGTCAAAGATGCTGAATATGATGCATCTTCATTAACTGCTAGTAATTATCAAGCTCAACTATTGGAATTAGAGAAGATGATTCTTCCGTTCTTGGAAAAACTCCGTGACACTGGAGATAAAGAATATATATATTGGCCTAATCGTAGACCTGCTATAGATAAACAAATAGAAAAGATATTGAAACTAACCAGAGGAAATTAATTATGAAATTTTATGATGATGTGAGAAACAGGCTAGGACACAGACAGCCTGGATTTGATTATATTTTTAAATATTTAAAACTCAAACAAGACCCACTAATAGTAGAAACTGGTTGTGCCAGACAATTAGATAATTATGAAGGTGATGGACAGAGTAGTTTACTATTTGACAAATATATTAATGAATACGGCGGAACTTTTTGGACAGTAGACCTTGCTGAAGAATCGGTAGAGTATTCTAGAAGCAGAATGACAAGTAGCAATAGTTCTGTTACTTTAGGTGACAGCATTACAAAACTAAAACAACTAAATGAAATTCTATTAGAGCAGAATAAGAAAATTGATTTTCTATATCTGGATAGTTTTGATGCACCAAGAGATGAACCTCAGGTTGTATACATGAGTGCTTTACATCATATGTATGAATTGTTAACAATTAGTCCTTCATTGAAGAAAGGTACACTAATTGGTGTTGATGATAATTGGGTAGAGTATAAAGATGGCCAACCTGTATTAGCAGGCAAAGGCCAATTTATTTTTGATTATATGAATAAATCTGGTCGACCAATAAAACAAAATGGTTATCAGTTATTTTGGGAGTGGTAATGTCTGCTACCGTGATTATACCAACTACTGGTTCTCCAGAGTTACGTAAAGCTATTGATTCTGTACTGAAACAAACATACCCAACAACTTGTTATGTTGTATCGGATGGTTTAAAAAATCATTCGAGAACAAGAATGATTGTTGATGATTTTCCTGCCAAACATATAGAAAAATGTTATTTGCCTTTGAATGTTGGTGCCAATGGATTTTATGGCCACCGTGTCTATGCCGCTTTCACACATCTAATTGATACCGAGTATGTTCTATATCTAGACCAAGATTGTTGGTTAGAACCAAACCATGTACAATCTTGTATTGAAACTATTGAGAAGAATAGCCTAGATTGGTCCTATTCATTACGTAACATAACAGACAAAGATGGTAACTTTCTATGCCAAGACAATTGTGAATCTTTAGGTAAATGGCCAGTATTTTCTGGTGATTATAATCACATAGATACTAATTGCTATTGCCTTAGGACTGACCATGCGATAAAATTAGCGTCTGTATGGCATGGCGGTTGGGGACAAGATAGAGTTTGGTTCAATGTATTGTCCCAAGCATTCTCTGACTATAATTGTACAGGTCAATATACTGTAAATTATCGTGTTGCTGGTAATGAAGGTTCGGTTAAACCAGAATTCTTCAATTATGGTAATAAAATTATGTATGAAAGATACAACAACGGATCTTTTCCATGGAGAAAATAATTAATGACCGTAATTGGTTTGATTTGAGTGAATCATTTTTCGAAGCGAAACCATTTAATCATATTATAATCGATAATTTTTTTGTCGATTCGTTTGCACGAAACATATTTGCTGATATGCCTGAATATGAATCGGACACAGATATGAGATATGATAATGCTATTGAAAAGAAAAGAGCAACACAAAATTGGGCTAAGTTTCCAAAAAATATTTACAAAGCTGCATCTTACCTAGTTGGCAACGAATTCACACTCAATCTAAAACAATTAACATGGCAAAATGAATTAGTGGCTGATTTTGGATTACATGGTGGTGGTATTCATATGCACCAGACTGGTGATTATTTGAATACACATCTAGATTATGATATTCATCCAAAGATGGATATGAAACGTAAATTAAATCTGATTATATATTTGAATCCAAATTGGCAAGAATCTTGGGGTGGAAATTTGAGTTTTTGGTCACATGATGAAGAAAAGAATCGAGCAAAAGATTTAATTAAATCTATACCTCCTTTGTTCAATAGAGCCGTTCTATTTGATACCACACAAAATTCTTGGCATGGTGTTACAGAAGGTATATTTGCACCAGAAGGACAGTATAGAAAAAGTCTTGCTTTCTATTATTTGATTCCAACAGAAGATATAAGTAATAAGAGACAGAAAGCATTATTTGTTCCGAGAAAAGAACAAGAGAGTGATGAAGATGTTATGAAATTAATTAAAGTGAGGTCAGGTTATTAATATGCAAAATCTAATTATTGGTGGATTCACCAACTACAATTATAATCAACTTAAACCTTGGGTTGAATCAATCTGTGAAGTGATGCCGGATGCACATAGAGTTATGTGTGTTGGTAATGCAACAGATGAAACAAAATCAATCTTAACAAATAAGGGATTTGAATTGGTCGATATGCCAGAGGCCAATAATATTCCCATTCACGTTCTAAGATTTCTTTCCATCTATGACTATCTTTCCAAAAATTGGAAGAAGTTTAATTATGTTATTACAACAGATGTGAAAGATGTTTATTTCCAGAAAGACCCATTTGAGTGGTTAGACTACCACAATATTGGTGTTAAAGATATGAAACAGCTTGTGGCAGGTTCAGAATCTATCTGTTATAAACATGAATCGTGGGGTAACCAAAACTTAATGGAAACTTATGGTGGTTACATCTACAGCAAATTCAAAGATAATGAAATCTATAACGTAGGTGTACTCGCTGGTTCATCTGAATATGTTAAAGATTTGGTGTTCAATATCTTTACTAATGCAATCAACAGGCCTATTCCTATCGTTGACCAGGCGGTCTATAATGTGTTGATTCAAACACAACCATATAAGAATGTTATTCATTATACCAAACAACATGAGGCTTGGGCTGTACAGGCTGGAACAGTTGCTGACCCAACCAAGATTGATGGTTTCAGACCAAATCTAACAGACCTAGAACCTGTATTCTATGATGGTATTGTTTACAATTCATTGAATCAACCTTTCTGTATTGTACACCAGTATGACCGTGTACCAGAATGGAGAGAATTCGTACAGAAGAAATTCAAACAGGACGATCCATCACAATTTTTCACATATAGAGTTTAAAGGAAATAAAATGTTACAACCAGCAATATCAGGTTATGTTCCAATCCATGAGCCATCTGGTCGTGGTTTAGGAGAATTCGTTAGTCTTTTAAGTAAGCCGGTCGTATTGGAAATTGGTTGTGATTCCGGAGAAACAACACAATTTTTACTGGAATCTAATCCTAAATTAGAAATACATTGCATAGACCCGTATATTGAATTTACAGATTGGGGTGGTAATGTTGTTACTAATAGACAACAGATGTATGAATCCGTTTTAGCTAGATTTTCTGGTTATGGTGAAAGATATAAACAATATCGATATACATCAAACGATGCACTCTTTCATTTCCAAGATGACCAATTTGATTTGATTTTTATTGATGGTCTACACACTTACGAACAAGTTTCATGGGACTGTGAGAACTATTATTCAAAAGTAAAAACTGGTGGTATATTCTCTGGTCATGATTATGAAACTATTCCTGGTGTAAATCGAGCAGTTAATGAGTTTGCTGCAAAGATTGGCAAAACTGTTTTACGTACCAATAATGATGTTTGGTATTGGATCAAATAATGAATGAGATAACAATTGTAACGGCCTTCTTTGATATAGGTCGTGGTGAGTGGACTCCTGAAAAAGGATTGCCTCACTATTTACAGAGAACTAATGATACATACTTTGAAAGATTTGCCAACATGGCAAGTTTGGATAATACTATAGTTGTTTATACCTCTGAAGATTTAACTGAAAAAGTTTGGCAAATAAGAAAAGATAAGATTGACAAGACTGTTATTATTACGATAGACTTTGAAGAAGAATTTGGTGATTATAGAGAAAAGATTAAGAAGGTACAAAACAATCCAGAATTTTTAGCAAAGATTAATCCGAATCAAGTTAAGAATCCAGAATATTGGTCGGCAGATTATGTACTTGTTAACTTTCTTAAATCACACTTTGTTAATCATGCAATTGGTGCTGGTATAGTTGAAACTGATTTGGTTGCATGGTTGGATTTTGGATATTGCCGTGAACCATCTACATTAGGTGGTGCCACCGTTTGGAAATATCCTTTCAACAAAGATAAAATTCATTTCTTCAATATCAAAGAATTTAATTCCGATACTTCAATAACTAGTATCATATCTAATAATGATGTACACATTACTGGACCATGTATCGTATCTAGTAAGAAAATGTGGCCAGAATTGGAAAGATTGATGAATGAAAGTTTTAACGAACTAATATCTAAAGATTTAATTGATGATGACCAGACACTATTATTGTTATCTTCATTAATTGAACCAGAAAAATTTGAACTACATCCAATCTCACCTAACGATTGGTTTATTGCTTTTAGGAAATATAATGAGAATTTATCTTAATGGAACTGCCAATCTTGGCGACTTTTTGAATGGACTGCCTGTCATGTCCGGCATTAGTAGAGAATATGGTAAGTATTCTTTGACAATCAAAAAAGAAATGAGAAAGTTTAAAGGACTTACAGAGTTTCTAATGTATCAGGACCTATTCACGGATGTTATGTTTGATGATGAAGTCTTTATGTATGGTGATATCATGCAAATGAGTTCTTGGCCTATCAGAGAGGATAAGAACAATCCAGATAGACCAATTGAAACTTGTCGTTATGAAAACTTTATGAAAGATAACTTTGGATTGATGTTTGATGTAGATGATGAGTTTATCATTAAGACACCAGAATACAATATTGAAGTTAAAGATAAGTATTATGTTGGTGACCGATGGGCTGTCGGTGAAATTGATACACGTAGAAAGACACACATTCTATCACACTTGAGTGATTGTGAGTTTATTGATTTCAACAATGATATGTTGACAAATGCCTACATCATTAAGAATCTAAAGAAACCATTTATCACCAACTTTACGGGTGTTGGTATGATGGCTGACTTATTGAATAAAGAATTGTTTTGTGTCTGGAAAGCAGAAGATTGGAATCCAGAATTTAGAGTTGGTAATGATGTGTCGTGGGACAACGGCAAGAATATTGATAAGGTATTTGAGAAACATTTCTACCTGAATCGTAAAGGTCGTTTAGTTCATGCGAATGATTTGAAAGGATTAATGAAATGAATATAGTATCAAAAGATACAGCAATATTGGTTGTCTCATATACAGGCGGTAATGATCCTGAACATTATAGTTGTGGCGATTATACTATTGTACAAAAGAAACTTAGAATGCTTAGAACTCTTATGAAGAAATTAAAAGAGACTGGTTATTATGTTTGTTTGGCTTCACACTCTATTTTGGATGAAGAAACTCAAAATAGTTGTCATCTATCCATTTACGATTCCGACAACTGTTGGCAAATTAATGGTGTTCCAAAAAGACCAAGTTACAGTATTGCTGAGATGACCTCTATTCATAATGGGTTAGACTTATTGCGTGCTCGTGGTTTTAAGAATGTTTTAAAATTGTGTTATGACCAACGACCAGACATTGATTATGGAAAACTGATTAAGAAGTTCGAAACGTCAGATAAAAAACTTATAACACTACAAGATGATTATGGCGTTGGTACATTATTCTTTTTTGCTGATATGCAATTCGTTAAAGATACACTTTCAATGGATGAAATCCACCGAATCGATTATCTTCCCGTACAGGCTATAGAAAGAATGTGGTTCAATTCTATCAGAGATAAAGGATTGACCCACGAAATTCAAAAATATTCAACATATGAAGAAATGATGGAAATACCTTTAGGTTCACCTGTTCACTTTTCTTCTATGGATGGCGGAAACAAATTATATGACTACAATTATTGATATTAAACCTGGAACTTTTGGTGGTGCATTACGTAATGGTGACATGATTGGTGTCGCTAACGTTGTAGAGTATCTAAGGAAAATTAGAAAAGACCCAACAATCAAATTCAATATTATACAAGAATGGCCAGGAATCAATTCGGAAAAATATTGTCAAGACTTCTACCAGTTTCTGTTAAACGCAACAGACTATTTTACAATTCTTCCTGGCCGAGAAACTTTACCTTGGCGTAGAGTTAACTTATGGGACTTTAGAGATATATCTGGTGACTTGGTTAAAATACCAAACAAAGTGGAAATGAAAAAAAAGATTGTTGTATTTCCACTATTTGATGCACCCTATAATGTATATCGTAATTGGCCAAATATTCTGTTTGAAGATATTATTGATAAGTATAGTACAGAGCAGTATGATGATTATGAAAAAATTATCTGTATAAAAGATAGACACAATAGACCTAATTACAGAAAATGGAAGTATTCACATGATTTCATGGACAATATTCACCACATCCAAGAAGCAGAAATTTTTATTGGTGGTGATACTGGTACTAGCCACTTTGCATGGGCTCTTGACAGGGGACCAGAAGAACTGATATACTATAACTCTAGTCGTGGTCTTGTCCACACTTTGCCATTTTATCTGACACAAGGTAAGGGTAAATTAAATACATATTGGTTAGATTTTGAAAGCACAACTTGGTAGGAGTTAATTATGAGTAAAAATGTTTTGATTACAGGTGGTGCTGGCTTTATTGCTCACCATGTGATTGATAAGATGCTTAAAGAGACAGATTGGAATATTATCTGTTTAGATAGATTAGATATTTCTGGTAATCTAAATCGATTACATGATATGTTACAAGACCATGATATGAAGGTTGTGTCTAAACGATTGCGTATTGTATTCCATGACCTCAAAGCAGAACTAAATGAAATGATTGTCAAGGACATAGGTCCTGTCGATATCGTCTTACACTTGGCTGCTGGTAGCCACGTAGACCGTAGTATTGAATTTCCATTAGAGTTTGTACAAGACAATACTGTTGGTACAGTTAATATGCTTGACTATGCTCGTAAACATTTGCCTAATCTGGAACGATTCGTATATTTCTCCACAGATGAAATCTTTGGTGTCGCACCTCCTGGTGTTTCATATAAAGAATACGACAGATATAATTCTACAAATCCATATTCAGCATCCAAGGCTGCAGCAGAAGAATTCTGTGTTGCCTATGAAAATACCTATAAAATGCCTATCGTTGTAACACATACGATGAATGTATTTGGTGAACGTCAGCATCCAGAGAAGTTTATTCCTATGTGTATTCAGCGTGCTCGTGATGGCGAAAAAGTTTATATTCATGCCAATCCAGATTGTACAGAAGCTGGAACAAGAATGTACATCCACGCTAAAGATGTAGCCGAAGGTCTAATGTTCATTCTCAATAAATTACCTAAAAATTATAAACATACTGGTGATTATGGTTGGGCTCATTGTCCAAAATTCAATTTGGTTGGTACAGAAGAAATTGATAATCTATCATTGGCACAAATGATTGCTGAAGCACAAGGCAAAGAACTCAATTATGAAATGGTCGACTTCCACGGCAGTAGACCTGGACATGATTTGAGATATGCATTAGATGGTGGTCTATTGAAGTCACTTGGTTGGGAACCTAAAATCAAACTGAGTGAACGAATTAAAGAAATGACATTATGGACACTAGAAAATAAAAGGTGGTTGAAATGATTAAATCTGTAGGCAAACATACATATGGTACCGATGGTTATACAACAACGGTAAGAGAATTTATTTCGTATGCTGACCCAACAAGACCTTCTGTTCACATTGGTTCTTTTACTGGAATAGGTCTTGGTTGTAGATTTTTTCCGTCTGAAGGTGTTGCACATAATCCTAAAGCTTGTACAAATTATGCATTTGGTAATTTAGGACCAAGAAACGAAATATTCAACAATATTGCAATTCCACCAAAGGTCCAAACTAAAGGAGATATCAACATTGGTTCTGATGTTTGGTTTGGTGAATCCGTTACTGTCATGTCTGGTGTTACTGTTGGTCATGGTGCAGTTGTTGCCACAAACTCTCATGTATTTAAAGATATTGAACCTTATGCAATATATGGTGGTAATCCAGCAAAATTAATAAAATTCCGTTTCGATAAAGAAATCATTGATGCTTTTTTAGAGATGAAATGGTGGGATTTACCTGATGAGATGATTAATAAAATTTTGCCATTGTTGCAACAAGAACCTACTATGGACATTATAAATCAAATGAATCAAATAATCAAAGGCGGAAACTAATGGCTTCATTAGGAATTTATCATTGGAATAAAGATAATAAATCTGGACTAGAGGCATCAATTGCTTCTTTCCGTAAATACAATCCAAGTATTCCTTATTTTCTGGCTTGTGATGCCTCTGGTGGTTCACAATATGATATCTGTAAAAAGTATAATGTAAATTATCTTCATGCAGATTTTGACTTAGGTTATCCTTCTCCTCATTGGGGATTTGATAAATTACGTGTGTATAATTTTCTCAAACGGATGATGATGGCTGCCATATGTATGGGTACCACACATTTTATGATATCCGAAGACGATGTTATTTGTTTGAATGAAATTCAATTTGATGAAAGTTGGGAAATTTCATCCTATGATATTACTGTAGGTAATTATATTAATCAGGAAGTATTAGATGTGTGTGAAAGAATCTCTGGTGTCAAACCAGACAGAACACAATACGGTGCTGGTGCTGGTACAATTATGAAAACTTCTACATTCATACAGAACTTTTATAAAGTTGTTGAATTCTTAGATAAAGATTTTGATAGATTACACCAGAATCAACCACAACTAGGATGGAATGATTGTTTCCTACAAGTATACTTCTTCCTGTGTGGTGCTAAATATAGTGTGAATCCAAGATTACACAATATTTTTCCAGAGAATCCAAATCTGGATTTAAATGAAATGAAGAACCATTACGACATGGTTCACAATTATAAAAATTTTTATGAGGGTAGATAATGGACTTAACTGAAATTAAAAGATGTTTGGCTTGTGATTCGGACCAATTAGTTCCGGTACTTGACTTAAATGACCAGCCGTTGGCTAATTCTTACAAAAAGAATAAAGATGACCACGAAGATTCATACCCATTAAAAATTCAAAGGTGTGAAAATTGTTATCATGTACAGTTGACTCACGCTGTTAATCCAGACCTAATCTATAAAAACTACCTGTATGTGAGTGGAACTACCAGTACCTATGTTGAATATATGGATTGGTTTGCTGATTTCTGCCTTGAGAAGTATGGTAGAATCACACCATTCACAGTATTGGATATTGGTTGTAATGACGGTTCACAGTTGAATAAATTCAAAGCCCGTGGTATTAAAACATATGGTGTTGACCCAGCTGAGAATTTACATAGATTATCTTCTGCCAACCATGAAGTTGTGTGTGGATATTTTGACGAGACTTATTCAAATAAAGCCGATATCATTGTTTGTCAGAATGCTTTTGCTCATAATCCCAATCCAGTTGAGTTTTTAAAGAACTGTAAAAAGAATTTAGAACATTCGGGATTAATTTTTATTCAAACATCTCAAGCGGATATGATTTTGAATAATGAATTTGATACAATCTACCACGAACACATTTCATTCTATAACATTCATTCGATGAAGTTATTGTGTAGAAGAGCAGGGTTGAACCTGATTGATGTGGTGAAAACACCCATCCACGGTATAAGTTATGTATTTATTATTAGTGCAGATAAAACTGCCGAAGCTACTGTTAATAATCTAATTGATATGGAAGCAGTTGCTGGTTTGTACAAAACAAAGACTTATTGGCAATATGAAAGTAAATGTTTGAACATGGTTAGTTCGTTCAGCACGTTTGTTGACTATTGTAGAGACCAAGGATATAAGATTATTGGTTATGGTGCACCAGCCAAAGGTAACACACTATTGAATTTCTCTAAAGTGGCAATGGATATGATTATTGACGATAATCCATTGAAACAGGGGCTCTATACTCCAGGTTCCTCTATTAGTATAGTCGGCTCAGATGTATTGAAATCTTTTACCGAATCTGACAAAATACTATTTATACCATTGGCTTGGAACTTTTTCGATGAAATTCGTAAAAGAATTCTCGTACATAGGAACAATCAGAATGACAAGTGGTTGGATTTGAGAGAACTATAGTCCAAAAGCCAACAATGTTGGCGCTATGTATCTAACCGAATCTTTTTGAAGTTTCGGTGGAATAGGTTAAATGTTATATAAATAAGTAACCGGCAACCAAAGTGTGTTGCATATCTGAGGACAAAATTAATGTTGACATTTCAATCTTTCCTAAAAGAAGAAGCCGAAGGCGGCGAACTCAAACACATCCATCATGCGGAAGATAGACCGTTAATGCACGGTCATGCTGGTTTTGAGCACGCTCATGCTGCTTTAATGAAGGCTCATGCTCACATGACGGCTGGTGCCAAAACTAGTAATCTGACTATGAAGTATGATGGTTCTCCATCTATTGTATTTGGCCATCACCCAAAGACTGGTAAGTTTTTTGTGGCCACTAAGTCAGCCTTCAATAAGAATCCAAAGATTAATCATACAGAAAAAGATATTGAACGAAACCATGGTCACGCACCAGGCCTTGTAACATCACTTAAACACGCTCTCAAACATCTACCAAAAGTAACACCTAAGACTGGTGTTTATCAAGGTGACTTGATGCACCATGCTGATACCAAGGTACTGAAAGAAGAACATTTGTTTGAAGCTGCAAAAAACAAAGTTTCTTTTACACCAAACACAATCACATATACCGCTCACGGTCCAGAAGCAGCAAAGATTAAGAAGTCTAAAGTCGGTGTAGTAGTTCATCACAAATATAATGCTGACATGACTTCTGCTTCTCCTCATGTTGACCATGAAAACTTCAAGGAACATCCAGATGTTCATATTCATGGTGCAGAACACGACACATCTAAGGTCAAACATTCGGCAGCAAATGAACATGGTTTCCAAAAACATATGGCTGCTGCCAAAGAAATCCACGACACCCACGGCCACAAGATGTATGATGCCATCCATCCATCACATTCTGGTGAGACTGGTCATTTATCTACCTATATTAATAAGACAGTTCGTACAGGCGAAGTTCCAAATGTCAAGGGTTTCAAAGAACACCTAAAAGATGTCCACGAAAAACAAGCAGCCAAAGTTAAAACACCAAAAGCAAAAGCTGAAAAGACTGGTGAAGGCGCCAAACAAATTGCTCATGTAGAAAAAAATAAATCACATTATGGTAATCTGTTGACTATGCATCATCATTTGCAGCAGGCCAAAAATCACTTGGTCAATTCATTAGAAACGCATGAAGGTAGTTATCAACATCATATCGCTGGTAAAAAATCTAAACCCGAAGGATTTGTGGTTCACCACGAAAATCAACCAACTAAATTGGTAAATCGTGCTGAGTTTGCTAGACAAAACTTATTGAAGGTGAGGAAATGATAACTTCTTTTAAATCTTTTTTAATTATTGAGGGTCGAGGTAAAATCACTGGTTCTGGTGCTATAGGTGCAGAACATCAAAAAAAATATATTGACCCTCATGTTGGGTCGGGAAAATTCTCACACAACTTAGCTTCTGAACATGACGATTTACCAAAAGGTTCTGCGGTAAAAATACATAAAGTTGAACATATTAATAATAAAATCCATGTTCACGCAGAAGATGAAACTGGAAATCATCATGTCATTCCTGCATCAAAACTACATAAACCAGGCGAAGCTCCTCCTAATAAAGGACATGATTATGAAACCAAATTCGTTGAAAGAATGAAACACCATGGTTTAATGCCAAAAGAAATGAGTGGTGCTGGTTCATCATCAGGTACTGATTTTGCTGTTGAACATAAAAGAAAACACGCAAAGAGTCATTTCCATGCTGGTACAGTTTCTGGTCATTTACTAAATGGTGAAACTAAAAATGGTGTTACTGCTGCCATGGGTCAATTAACTATTCATCACACCAAAGAAAAAGGCTGGCATATCAAAGATTCACAGAGAGCCAAAAGACCAGAATATGCACATCATATTGAAAAAGCTGGAATATTGAAACATATGAATACACATCATCCTGATCCAGAAAAAGAACCAACAACAGCTTCTGGTCGTGCAAAGACAACAGAGATTGAACATCCAAACTTACATCCAGCAGAAGGTTATTTAAAAGACCATCATGTTCATGTTTTACAAGTTGGTGGACATGGAACATATCGTGTTGGTGAGAAAGATGCAACAGGTCATGGTTTACCAAGAATTTCCGGTAAAGGTAAATGGAGAATAAGAGAAAAACAAAAAGGCAACAAGACTGCAAGAACTGTTGCTTTTCATCCTGCTGGAACAAAAGGATTAAATAAGAGTCATGTTGACTTGGATAACGATACACATTTAAATGCTTTTAAGAAAACTTTAGGACATTCATGAAATCCTTTTTAGAAGTTGTACAGGAAGATAAAAGTGGTGATGTTCACCACGTTATGGCCTTTGGTCGTATGAATCCTCCTACAACTGGTCACCTAAAAGTAATCGATAAGGTCAAAGAAGTTGCTGCTAAACATAATGCCGGCCATACTGTTGTAACTTCACATTCACAAGATAAGAATAAAAATCCATTATCTGCTGCACAGAAAATTAAACATCTAAAGAGATACTCTCCAGGTACTAACTTTGCTGCATCCGACAAAGAACATCCGTCTTTTTTACATCACGCAGCCAAATTACACAAACAAGGTGTAACTCATCTTCATATGGTAGTTGGTTCTGACCGTGTAAAAGAAGTAAAAGAGAAATTGAACAAATACAATGGTACACATCCTGGTGCTTTGTATAACTTCAAAAAGATTCACGTTCATTCTGCTGGCCAACGTGACCCTGACGCAGAGGGAACAGCAGGTATGTCTGGTACCAAGATGCGTGAACACGCTAAGAACAATGACATACATAAATTCAAACAAGGTGTTCCTGGCCACGTATCAGACACCCATGCAAAAGAATTGATGCATGATACTCGCAAAGGTATGGGTATACACGAATCTTATAATCATGGTCTATTCAGAGCAATATTTGTAACGGGTGGTCCAGGTTCTGGTAAAGATATTATTATCCGTGAAGCCATTGCTGAATCTAAGATTGTAGAATTGAATTTTGTACAAGCACAAGAATATTTAAATGATAAACAGAAGTTATCTGAGAAAACTAATGACCTCCGTAGAGAAGGTATTCGTAATCGTGGTCCTTTAATCATCAATGGACCAGCAGACGATAGAGAAAGAATTTCTTTTATCAAAGAAGAACTGGAAGAACTTGGTTACGACACAATGATGATTTTTGTTGAAACTAATAATGAAACCAGTCAAAAAAGAAACTCATTATTGTCGAAAATGATGTTAGAATCAGTAAGACAAGATAAATGGTTGAAATCACAAGAAAATACTAAATATTTCAATGAGTCCTTTAAAACATTCATTTATTTTGATAATACTGGTGACCTAGATAGTAAAGAGGAAGATATCCATTCAGTATACGAATCAACAAGTG